CGTCACCGGAATACGATGCAGAATCATGATTCCCAATGCACGTCATTATTTCAGGGTTCCACCACGATGATATAGAACCATATGACTGTGCCACCATGTCACCGGTGCAGATTTTAGCGTCAATGTTTTGACCGTACAGAATAGCATCCTGTAGCATCCTGTTCAAGGCCTTTTTTTCACCGTGGACATCGCTGAAGTGAAGGATCGTCACAGGTTTCACTACTGCATTACTGTTGTCAAAAATCTGCCGTGCGTTTTTCAGAAGATGGAGTACCTCTGCATTATTCTGCGACCTCCTGTCCCATTCTGTCGCGTCAGTCGTCCACTCCATACGAAGTGTGTCTGCGTGAGTGGAGACGCGAAGGGTAATATATGACCCATCGGGCTTGTATATGCCAATAGCAACCGCATAATAAACTATTGTAGACGCTTGCCCCTTAAAATAATCTGACAAATCGATTACACGCTGATTCGGCGGCAGATTAATTGTCACTGCGTTCCCACCATACGTTGCCGCCTCCGTTGGACTAAGGCCCGCCGCGCCAGATGTATATAAGCGTAGCTGAAAAGAAAGGTTGTATCCATCCGCAAGTTCCCCGGTATATTCGACAGTCAATCGTTTAGACAGCGGGATTGGCTGAACGGTGGCAACAGTTACCATGTAAGCGTTCCACGCGTTCTGAACACTACCATTTGCCAGCTTCGGGACGATGAAATCATTCGCTTTCAGGATTGTGTCCCGAGAATTCTGCAAGTCAAGGATTCTTTTGTTGATGTCAGCAAAGCGGGTAGTATTCAAAACGAAGCTGAATGCCGCCACTTCTGCATCTGTCAGATCCGGCAGGTTTGTCTTGCTTGCCTTAACCCTAAACCACGTATCTGCCGTGAAGGTATATGTGAATGTCATTCCCTGACTCGCCCAGTATATATCCGAACCTGTCTGATATTCGCCCGCATCGTTGTAAAAATATATCACAATATTCGCTACTCCAAAATCAGCAGACGAAATGCCAACTGTACTTCCTTTAGTCGCATATTCCATTTTCGTTCGAACATACTTTTCACTGTCATATGGGACACCTGCATTAATGGTTCCCCGCTCAACTGTCAGCGTCTTAGGAGAGACGCTTATTGCGCTCTTTAAGTTATCATAGATCGTCTTCGCGTGACCGACGGTCAGGAGATGAGAAGTATCGTATGCCATGTCTTTATCCTCCTATTATCCCAGAATATAAGCCAGGTCGTCCGATGTGCTGGGTGTCACCGAGGCCGCTGCCTCTGCCGCGTCTTCCGCGCTGGCCTGTGCCGCTGCGGCCGACGCCGCCGCGTTGTCCGGCTGCTTCTGCATCCAGCCGATGGCTGCCAATACCGACATCAGATCCATGCTCAGGCCCCCCATTCGAGCCACTCGTCGTGCTCATCGTCGTAGATGTACAGCGTGCAGGTGTCCATCTCCATCAGACAGCTCCCGTTGTACATGTCCTCTCCGGTAGGTTTTTCATCGGTTGACAGGCATGTGCCCTCACGATAGTAAGTCCCCAGCGTGCCGTTCTCCCTCACGCCCATGAGCTCTTCCTTCTGCCACGTGATCATGCTTTTACACCCCCCAGTATGTATTCAAGATCGTCCTGAGTAGATGGCGACACGGACGCAGCCGCCTCCGCAGCCGCCGCCGCGTTCGCCGCGCTGTTTCCGACGTCTTCTTCGAAGTCCGCCTGCGTGCCCGTATACCCGGCTGCCACGGCCTCGGCGTACGCGCTGATCGGGCCGACGTCGGTTTCGTATCCCTGGTAGATCGCGATCAGGTGCCCGTGTTCGTCGATCCTGAAATCCGGCATGCTCGCCAGCGGGATCCCGAAAGCGAAGGTCGTGGATGTCGCCGTCTGTGTGATCGTCACGGTCGCGTCGGATCCCGGTGCGAGGCTCGATACGCTTGCTCCCACGTTCTCCAGCTTCGCCGCGTGTACGAGCATTCTCTGCAGCGCTTCCATCCACGTCTTGATCGGTTCCGGATACTCCGTCGAATCCGGCCCGAGAGCCGGGAGGATCACTCCCATCATGACCATCGTTTTTACGGTGATGTTCTCCACCGTGCCCACGATCTGGATCCTCATGATCCCCGCGATCCCGGTATCGATATCCGTCGGGAGCCATGTCAGGACGTTCCCGCTCACGCTGTACGTCGTGGCTGGATAGGCGATGTCTTCTGTCGGCCGCTCAAGGAGCAGTGTCACGGCAGCAGTCGGATACGGCGTCACGATCTCGCTGATGTCGATCGTGACCGCACGCGCGCCGTTCTCACCACGGCACCCGATCATTATTGTCTTCGTTGTCATTCGTTTCCCTCCTTATGCCGCCGGTCCGATGGCCCGCCATGAGATCCCCTGTGCCGAGCTCGGCGAAGATCCGCCCGCCTGCACGGCGAAGCCGTTCTCCGTCACCGCCGCCACCTTCAGCACGCCCCAGTCTCCGCTCGGCATCGTCGCCGTCGTGCACCAGCTGGCGGTCACGTTCGGCGTACTGCCGGACGCGAAAAGCCCGCTGTACACGTTCGATAAAGTCGTCGTGGAAGAATACGCCGTCGCCGTCCCCCACGCGATCGCGATCCCTGCGACCACCACGTACTCGCAGTTGGTCAGCGTGCCGTGACGGACCAGGCCCAATTTCCCCAGGTACCGCTCGAGCAGCTGGTCGCTCCACGCCTCCGAGAACGCGCTCGGCGCGGACGTGTAGCTGTAGGTCAGGATCAGCTCCGGCGGATCCGCGCTCTCCGATCCGTACAGTATATTGTAATTGTTCGCCGCGTTCGTGCCGATCAGCACGTAGCAGCCGGTGCGCAGCGCCTCCACGGTGGCCGCGGATTCGCTCATTTCGTACCAGGCGCCCGCCGAGCCGGTGGTATCGTCCACGCCGGTAGACGTGCAGTTCGATACGCTGAAGCCTCCCGCAGGGGCCGTGTAACCGGACGTATATCCGTGCACGTGCCGCGTGCCGCCCATCTCCGCGCTGTCCGTGCGCCGGAGCCTTATCATGACGTTGCTGATGGTCGCGCCCTGCGGGATCGCGGACAGGTCCCACCAGATGCCTGCGTAATGCGTGTAGCCTTCCCAGTCCACTCCGGCCGCGAAGGACTGCCGCCCCATCGCCCAGGTGCCGCGGACCGTCTTGTAGTCGGCAGTCGTGGTCGCCTTCAGCGTCACCGTCGCCGTCACCGTCGTGGCCCCGCCCGCGCCGTCGCAGTCGCTGAACGTGATCCTCGGGCTCCGCGTCAGGTCGTACGCGGATGGGATCCCCACGAACTCGATCCGCGCGTCGCAGTCGCGTACGTTGACGCCGCCCAGCAGCCGCACGCGCACAGTGGCGTCCGACTGGTACCCCGTCGTACTGATCGTCAGCTGCCCGGAGCCGGAGATCCCGAACAGCGTCAGGCCGTCGTCCAGGTCCGCGGTAGCATCCTCGTCCAGGAGGACCGTTACGTCGTGGTCGATCTGCCGGTTGGTCAGAAGATCCCCAATCTCGGCCACGGTGCTTACCGTGACCTCAGGCCCGGCCAGCAGCCGCCTGGCAGCCGCGAGGCCTTCGATGTCGTCGCCCAGGTACCGCTTGGCGTACACGCCGTCCGCGTCGATCTGCAGCATCTGTTCGCCCGCGTTGGTGATGTCCACCAGGAACTCGGGCGTGCCTATGCGGACGCGGTTCTCGTTCATCTCCAGAACCGAGCCGTTCAGCAGGGACCCCACCGTGGCCACCGCCAGCTGCTGGATCACGGCCGAGCGCGCGAACAGCGTCTCTACGTCCGTGTTGCAGGCCAGCAGCGCGTTGTACAGCGCGTTCGTGTCCGCGATATCCACCGGCTCGAGATCACCGGCCGCGATATCCGTGTCCACGATGGCGCGCTCGTCGTCGGTGATCCCCGCCGCGATCTCTGCGGGAGTCGGCGTATACGGCGTGGCCGTGACCTCGCCGTTCCAGCTGCAGCTGAGCTCGTAATAATACCCGTTCTCAGCCTTGACGATGATCCGCTCGAAGAAGCCCTTCGTGGCGCTGATCCAGTCCTCGACCTTCAGTTCCGATATCGTCGCGGCCGATATCTTCGCGGTGGTGATGGCCGCGTCGGCGATGTTCGCCGTCTCGATCGCCGCGGTGCCTATTTTTAAACTCGTCACCGCGCCGTCCGTCAGCTGCAGCCCGGACACGCTCTGCGGCACCAGTTTCGTGCCGGATACCCCTCCGGTGGGCAGCTGCGCGCCCGCGATGGTGGAGAGCGCCTCCTGCAGGTCCCCGCAGACGATCTCGATGTACCCGCCGCTCAGGCAGTCGTAGGTGTATTCGTTGACCCTCGTCTTGACGTCGGTCCCCGTCACGCTGTCTACGATGCGCACGGTGTCGTACAGCTCCACATGCTCGAGCCCGCGGTACTGGTCGTATTCCCGCGTGTCCCCCAGCGCCTGGAAGTTGACCGTCATTGTCACCTTCGGCAGGTCGCACCCTGCGTCGAAGTCGGCCTGCGCCAGATCCAGCAGCTTCTGCTTCGCCTGCGCCAGCGTCAGCCCGTCCTCGCCTTCCTTCACGCTGTACTTGACGGCCTGGGCGTGGATGGTCGCGTAGTCCGCGATGTGCGCGCTGTCCAGGTATACCGAATCCGGGAGCAGCGTCTCCCCGTCCTTCGTCTCGCCGTACGGCAGGATCCTCGTGATCACGCCGGACAGGTCCGTAGTGATCTGCACTCCGATCAGGTCCTTCCCGTCGCGGATCACCTTCCCGCGGTCTGTCTCGACGTCCCCCGTGACGTAGAAATCGTAATTGTCCCGGATGATCCGCGCGTGGTTCTTCGGCACGATGCCCTCGTCCGGATCCAGCAGCACGTTCACCGGGTTTTTCAAGTCCATGTCATATTTGTCGAAGGTCGTGGTCAGGTTGCTGTACCCGGTGAACGCCTCGTCGTTCACCAGGTTCGCCATCATGCCCTGGATCGCGGTCTCCGGCGTGTCGTACGTGCCCTCGGGCGTCTTGTACCGCGTGATGTTGTGGATCATGTCGTAGAACACGTGGCTGCCCTGTGCCTCCACCACGCCGTTCTCGCTGTCCACCGTCACACTGTCGAGCCTGAACAGCTGCGCGCCGATCAGCCGCGCGTCCCACGTCTTCGGCGTCGCCGCGCCCGGGTTGTTCGGGTCGATGGGCGTGTTGACGTCGCCGATCTTCCGCAGGAACTGTGCGTACATCCATCCGGTGTACCCGTTGATCGTGCACTTTTTCCAGGCGCCCATCGAAGACAGCACGGTCACGCGGGTGCCGTTCTTGTAGGAAGCGAGGTTGCGCACCTTCGGGTCGTCGTCCAGCGTCGGCCTGCTCCGCATCATCAGCGGCTTCCCGGAGGGAACGCTGACCTCCCACTCCTCCGTCGCCAGCGTCGGGAGTACCGTCTCCGCTGCCATCAGCTCGAACGCCGGCACCCTCATATTGGGCACCGGAGCCTTCACCACCGCGCCGGCCACGATGGTCCTCCAGCGGCCGTCCTCCGTGATCGGGTGCGTCAGGCTCAGCTCGTACGTCCCTCCGGCGCGCTCGTGCACGGTGCAGCTCTCCGGCGTCAGCACCGCGATGCCGTTGTGCGTAAAATCCGTTGCCGTCGGCTCGTATATCGTGATCATGCTGCCTCCTACCAGTCCCGGTACCGCGGCTCCAGCGTCACCTTCGTGACCGATCCGGTACCGCTCCAGGTCAGCTTCCCGCCCCCCGGCGGGATCGTCAGCGCCTGCACGTCCCCGGTCACCGTGTCCATCAGGTTCGTCGCCAGGTCCGGCGTGCTGGCCGTCCCGGCCTCGGTGTCGATCCGGATCGACGCCGCCAGGTCCTCGATGTCGATGCTGTGGCCGGCGAGCGCCAGCGTGATGTCCCCGGTCCCGACCACCGTCAGCACCGGCCTGGCCTCCATACTGTACGCGTTCGCGATGGTGTCGCCGCTGGTCGTATGGTCCGCAGCTGCCGCCTCGGGCAGTACCACCCGCCACGGCTGCACCTGCCAGGTGACCATTACCTCGTACGTTTTCGCGGTGTACAATTTCACGTTCTGGGCGGATACCAGCACCGCGTCGTACCCGTGCCCGGCGTCGTCGCCCAGGATCAGCCTGCCGCTCCGCCCCGGCTTCAGCCACGCCTTGAGCGCTCCGTAGATCTCGCCCGTCGGCGCGAACAGCTTCGCGCTCACCTTCGCCGCCCCGGCCGCGCCGAGCCCCGTGGTCACGTACCCGGCCCTGCCCGCGATCCTGTCGATCAGCTGCAGGTCCCCGGCCGCGATCCCGCCCGGCACCATGTCGTCCACGCGGATCCCCAGCGTATCGCTGCGCACCCCGTCAAAACTGATATATCTCATGTCAGTACCTCGTGATCCCGTACGACCTGTGCAGCCGGTCGTTGTACGCGCTCCTGCTCGGGCGGACGCTGTTCGCGCCTGCGAGCCACGCCTGCGCGAGCCCCGCTCCGGAGGCCGCGAAGTCTCCCGCCGCGCTGTTCAGACCCTCTACGCCGCTCTCGCCCGCGCCGGCGGCCGCCGCCATGAACTCGCTGTTCCAAAGGTCCGCGTACTGCGCCCACTTCCCCATTACTTCGCTCTCGCCCTCGTCGTTGATCAGCTCGTTGAAGGCGTCGTTCAGCATCTGCAGCTGTTCGGCCGCGTCCAGGCCCTCCTCGCTCATGGTCGCTATCATGTCCTCGAAGAACGCCAGGTTCTGGCCGCTGTCCTCGATCGTGCCGCCCGCCTCCGCGACGCCGGAGATGAACTCCTGCAGCGGATCCAGCGTTCCCGCGATGTCCCCGCCGGCCTTCTCGATCTCCGCCAGCCGGCTCGACAGGTCCGCCTGCTCCCATTCCGGCGCTGCGTTCGGATCGAACTCCTTGTACGTCCACCGGCCTCCGCCCTCGGATGTGTACTGCACGTCGTAGACGTCGCCCCGCTCGCGCAGCGCCGCCAGCTCGTCCGCCGCATTCAGCCCCTCCGCCCCCGGCTGCTCCGTCAGGAAATCCGGGTTCAGCATCAGGTTCTCGCGGATCCAGTTCGCGATCGCGTTGTCGCTGTCGCCGACTATCCCGTCCAGCAGGTCGTTCCACAGCGTGGCGATCACCGGGCCGATCGATTTCAGCACCGCGCCGATCAGCTCCACCAGCGTGGTCGCGATCGTCTCCGCGATGCCGGCGAGCCGCGTCTTGCCCTCGCCCATGTCTTCGTTCAGCCAGTCGAAGAACCCGTCGATCGCGCCCGTGATGTCGTTCCTGGCGTCGTCGCTGGCCAGCCAGTCCACGATCCCGGTCACCATCTCTTTCCCGATTCCCACGATCGCGGTCAGCAGCTCCTGCACCTCGGGCGATTCCCACCATTCCTTGACGCCCGCCCAGGCGCCCTTCAGGGCCTCCACCATCTGCTGCCCGTCGCCTTCCTGGATGCCGTCGCCCAGGATAGCGTTGAACTTTGAGAGCACTTCCGTCTCGATCTCCAGCAGCGGCTGGAACGCCGGGATCATGTCCACGCCGATCAGGTTCTTGGTGGCCTGCAGCGTCGATTGGAAGGCGTTCTGCGCGTCGTTGAAGCTGTTCGCGATCGCCAGCTGATCGTCGCTGAGCACCACGCCCAGCGCGTGCGCTTCCTCCCCGTACTCGATGAATTTGTCTTTGCCGGCCTCGATCAGCGGGTTCAGCTCCTGCGCGGATCTGCCCATCAGCTCCATCGCCGCCGCGTCGCGCTCGGTAGGATCTTCGATCGCCCCCAGTGCGGCGATGATGTCCCAGAAGACGTCCTCCGCGCTGCGCATGCTCCCGTCGGCGTTTGTGATCGATACGCCCAGCGAGTCGAATTTGTCTTTCGCTGTCTCGCTGCCGTCCTTCGCGTCGCCCATCGCGGTGGTGAGGCGCCGCATGGAGCCCGTGATCACGCTTAAGTCCGTGTCAACGAACTGGCTGGCGTAGCTCCACTCCTGCAGCTTCTCCGCGCTGACGCCGGTGACGGAGGCCATCGTGTTCCAGTTGTCCGCCTGCTGGCCGACGGACGTCGCCCATTCGTACCCGGCCGACGCCGCGTCCCGCAGGGCGCTCGCCAGTGCCTGGACCGCACCGGTGATGCCTTCGAGCACCACGGACCCGACCTCTCGGGCGAAGCTGCCGATCCCCTCGGCCGCGTCCTCCGCCTCGTCCCCGGTCTCGTCCAGCGCTCCGGCCAGCTCTCCCGCGTCTCCCGCGGTCTCTCCCGCGGATACTCCCGCATCGTCCAGCGATCCGGCGAGATCCTCCGCCTCGTCCCCGGCGTCCGACTCGGACCCCGTGAGCTCCTCGAGCCTGCCGTTTACCTCTTCCAGCTCGCTCTCGTGCTCGCGCATGGACGCGGTCGTGTTGTTGATCTGCGTCCTCAGGTTGTTCGCCTGCACGCTGTTTTCGCCGTATTTCGCCACGGCCTCCTCGTACAGGGCGTTCAGCTGCTCGATCGTGTCGCTCTGCGCCTGGATGATGTCCGTCAGCGCCTTCGCGCGCTCCTCGTTTCCGGTGATGGACGACGTCCAGTCCTTCATGCCGGCGGTCGCGGCCTTGAATCCGGACTCCAGCGCCTTGACTTCGCTGTTCAGCTGTTTGATATTTTGCCGCGCTTTGCTGGTATCGATCGATACGCTCGTGCTCTCGGATGCCATGCCCTCACCGTCCCCTATTATCCCAGCCAGTTGACCGCGTCGACGTCGACGCGCCGGTAGATCTTCTTCCCGATCTTGATCTGCTTGATCCTGTTTTCGGTCTCCTTGCCCATCGGCGGCTTGCTCAGCCGCTGCCTGTAGCCGAGTAGCCCGATGATGCTCGTCACGTCCGTTGCGTCTATCTCACCGAGCCCCATGCGGAACTCCGTCATCAGCTTCATCTCGATCTGATGCACCCAGTCCCAGGGCCTCGAATCGTATTCCCTCTCTATTGGTCTTCTTTCGCCGCTTTCACGGCCCGAATAAAATTTCTGTTAGCTTCGATAGTGACGCCCTGGATCATACACCTGAAACAGGCCAGGATATCGGCCGAGTCCGCACCGGCCACGATCTCCTCCCGCGTGGCCTGCCTGCGGAACAGCTCCGCGACCACGTCCATGACGTCATCCATCGCCTCGAGCAGGTTATCCTCCTTGAGTGCCGCCTGCAGCTTCGTCGCCCGTTTCATCAGTTCCCACGGGACCTTCCACTCCCGCAGTGTTTTCCGGGTCTCGTTTTCATCGTCGTACAGCTTCAGTTCGATTACCATCTCGCCATGCCCTCCCTCGTTTATTTGTCTCCGGCCTCGCTGTGCTCGTCTTTGTTGTATTCCGCCGTGCTGATCCCCAGCAGCGCGCCCAGCAGGGTACACACCACGGCGCTGGTCTTCGCCACCTCGGTGGCGTACGGCCAGCCCCACACGGCGCTCAAGCCTACGTACGCGGTGGCCAGCGCTGGGATCGCGATCATCACGATCCACTTGAGTACGTCATACACTTTGTTCGGCAGTTTCATGTTTTCCCTCCTCACAGGAAATCGTTCTTTTCCTGGCGCTCCCGGTACAGGGCCCGGATATACTCGTACTCAGCGTCGAATACGCCGTTCTGGTCCCCCGTCTTTTCCAGCAGCTTCTTGTACTTCGCGTTCAGCGTGATGATATGCTGGAATTCGTCCTTCGTGTGCTTCCGGCCGTTCCGGCAGCTGTTCGCGAAGTCGAGGACCTCCCAGCGGATCCTGTCCTTTTCGTTTTCATCCACCTGTGTCTGGATCCCCTTGATGTCCTTGCGTACCGATCCCAGGAACAGGTTCCCCAGCGCCGTCAACGGGTTGAATTTGATTGCGGGCGTGATCTGCACGAAAAGTGCCAGCACGAACGTGCAGAACGCCCAGTGCGCGAGCATCCATTCGAATACCTCTTTCATGCTCCGCCGCCTCCCGTCCGTTCCCGTTCCTCCCGCGCCAGCTCCTCGGCTACCTCCCGCGCCTCGTCGTGGGGCAGCGCGGCCATGCCGTCCTGATCCAGGTACTGCTCCCAGTCCGCGTCCGGATCCGTCGCCTCAGGTGCCTCCGGGTCGATCTCCCCGGCCCCGCCCGTCTTCAGGAAGTCGTATTCCGCGAGCAGCGCCCTGCACGTCACGGGTCCCGTGATCCCGTCCGCCTTGATCCCGGCGTACGCCTGAAAGTCCTTCACGGCCCGCTCCGTCAGGGGGCCGTATATGCCGTCCTCGGCCAGCTTCGGCTCGCCCTCCATCACCGCGTTCAGGTGCCACTGGATCCACTGCACCCCGGCCGCCTTCCGGTTCCTGCGCCGGGAGATCGTCACGTTGGGACGCGGATACGGGCACTCGTCCACGCCTCCGATGTCGATCGCGGGCGCGTCCGAGTACTCCGCCTTCGGCCCGTCGTCCAGCACCACCACGGTATGGCCCTGCGTCTTCGTGACGAGGATGTCGCCCCTCCGCAGCCATTTGTCGCTCTGCGCTTCGGACTCCGTGCCCTCCGTGAACTCCCCGCTCTTCAGCAGGATCGTGGCCATGTTCGCCGTCGAGATCCTCGCGCCCTTCGCCCACGCCGCCACCTTGTCCTCGCCGTACCCGTACGCGATGCACACGCGCACGAGGCTCGAGCAGTCGCACTCGCAGGCCGCGTTTACCTGCGCCGGATCGTACCCCACCGGCTTCGCCTTCTTGAGCAGCGTATCCCGCTCGTACTGGTCGTAGCCGATCAGGTCGTTCGCGCAGGCCTTCTCCATCGCCTCCGCGATGCGTCCCGCGATGACGTAGTCCTTACAGCGCAGCAGCCGCCAGCCCTTCTTGTGCTTGTACCAGTTCTTCACCAGCACTTCCTTGCCCGTCTGGTCCCCGGCCTTGCCGCCGTGGGCCTTGCCGTTCTCATCGATACTCGCGTTTCCGATCCTTACCGCCATCTAAACGTCACTCCTCCGGATCGGATCGCGGGGACGCTTACGCGCCCCCGTTCCCCGTCTTTCTCTTCCGGCCATTGGCCTCTCGTCACGTCGTCGTCGACGCCTTCTGTACCTGCGTGTACCACGCCGCCTCGGTCAGGGTGGTGTCCACACGGGAGTCGCCCTTCACCATCTTCATGGCGCTGGCCACGCCGTTCACCAGCCACTTCGCATACTCCGTGCACACGGCCGTATACGTCAGGCTCAGCGTCTTCGCCTTGATTCCGTTGTCGTCGATCGTCTCGGCCTCTTCCTGCCACGGGGCAAATTTCCCCTTGAGGTACTGGTACCCGATAAAGGCGCCCTCCGCGGCGTGCACTCCGAAATTCACGGCCATGTACGGCGCGTTCGCCTGCCCGTCGTCGTAGATACGCTTGGCGGTCGAGTCGTAGTGCTTTCCGAGCAGCTTCGCGGCCATCGCCATCGGCACGTTGGGCAGGACGAACGTCAGCGTGGTCTCGCCCTCGGTCGTGTCGGTGAAGTAAGCCTTGTCGCCGTAGTACCGCGTGCTCGTATTGGTCTTGGGAGCGATGGTCACGCCGCCCATCGGCGCGATCAGCTCCTGGGTGCCGGTGGTATAGGTCGACGTGGTGTCCGCGGTCACTTCCGCGGCGTACACTTCGCCGACGCCGATGAATTCACCGATCTGGCTCATTCGCTTTTATCCTCCGTTCCTTCCGGCAGACTCGCGTACAGTTGGTCGAACAGTTTGTCGTCCACGATCAGCTTTCCTATGTGCCCGCACACGACCCGGCTGTCGCACCACATTTCCCAGCCGCAGCGTTTGGCCCTCAGGTTGAAGCTGAAGTCCTCGCCCAGGCCGTCGAACGGCTCGAACAGTTTCCCGGTCTTCGCGTACACGTCCTCGAGTACCTCGCGCCGGATCAGCAGCATGCCTGCCCCGGCCGCTTCGCACCTGAAGACGGCGTTCCTCGGGTAGTCCACGTACGGGATCGCCCCTCCGGTCTTGCCTTCCTCCTCCTCGCCGCCGATCGTCTTGTAGAGGACCGGTGAATACGGGTATTTACGCTTGAAGTACAAGCCTGTGACGATGTCCTTTCCGTCTTCCACCAGCTGGTCCACCGCGGCGCCGCCGAAGACCATGTCCGAATCGATGAAGCAAAGGTAGTCGTACTTTCCTTCGATCGTCGCCTTCGCGATGTCGTCGCGCGCCGCGTGCACCAGGCTGTTCGGGTACGGCATAACGGCCATGTCGTGCTTCCTGTTCAGCCCCAGGCATGCCCGGAAGAATTCCACCGGGATCATTTCTGTACACGGAATGCCTATCAGTATTTTCGCCATGATCTCTCCTCCTTTACGGCACAGCTGACGGATGAGGAGGATCCCCTCACCCGTCTGTCCTCACGGTCACTCGGTCAGGTGTGTAAGTTTCACGATGGACTTCTTGTCCACCAGCTCGCCGTCCGCCAGCGCGAGCGCGCGGTAGCACCTGTTGCCGATACGGTACTCGACGGAATCGTCGCTGCCGATCTCGATCGGGCTCGCCCAGTTGAACACGTACCCGGAGAAGTCTCCGAAGTAGATGTCCTTCGCGGCCACGTTGTCGTCAACGATGACCGGATAGCCCATGATGCGGCCCACGAAGCCGTTCTCCGCGTCCTGCACGAACAGGGGAGTTCCGGCAGTGGATGCCTTCGCCTTCGCCACTTCGCCGTACAGCATCTTCCTGCTCATCACGAACTTGGCGTTGTTGTCGTACACGCTCGGCAGCAGCGCTATCAGGTCCATCACGCTGTCCCAGTTTATGCTGGCGTTGGACGCGACCTTGACAAGGTTCACCTGCGGCGCGGTGGTGGTCACGGTGTCGTAGGTCTCGGCGGCGAACCCTTTCGGCTGGTTGGAGTTGGTTCCGTTGATGATGGCGTTGTCGACCGCCTTCTTCATCTTGTCCACGAGCCTGTTCACCAGCCAGGACTCGAACGCGTCGATGCTGATGCGGGCGACGTCAGCGCCGATGC